ACGGTGACACGCAGGTATTCACAGCAATGCCACACAGCAGCGGCCCATCCATGTGCACATTAAATGAGGAATATTTCGGTAAATAGTTGTTGTTATTGCTGGCCGTTGTGATACCATAGCGGTCAGTTATAAATCAATTAAGTAAACCAAAACGAGGCAATACAAGATGAAAATTAAACAGATAGCTAGTAACATGACAGTGTTAGACATGGGTTTTGCGCAGGTATTCTTTAGCTACGAAACACCAGTAGCAGCGTGCCTGACTGATGGCACATTAGTGCGCACAGATGAGCGCTACAGCGTTACCACTACCAAGCACATCAACAAATGGCTCAATGGCTGCGAGGCCCTTACAGTGCCACAAGACCGTATTGATTGCCTGTTGACTTCAACCAGTGAGTGTGATTCAGATTATGATGAGGTGGCATAATGTTAAACAATTACAAGGGCAACAGCGCACTACTCAAGAAACAAAAGATAGAGCGAATCGAGCAATATATCGCGGATGGCGTGGTGTGGCTGTCGCTGTCATTGGGTGTCGTCGCTATGTTTACGTTCCTCAATTGGGCCATGATTGCGAGGTACGGCGTATGACTAGCACGATAATCAGGTTTACAATAGGCTTTGCATTTGGCTATGCAATCGCGTACACTCTCACATCAATTATAAATTAGAGGTTTACACAATGGAATTACACGGGGACGAACACTTGACATGGGACGACGAGCCAATCCACTTGGAGCAATGGGAGATTGACGAGGCACTAGCGGACTATAAACGAGACCATGAGGGCGAGAGATGAACAGTTTAGAACAATTAGAGATGCGGGTAGTGCTATGGCACAGAGACCGCAATTTAATAGAGGGCAGCACAGACGCCGCACAGCACACCAAGCTAGTCGAAGAGGTCAAAGAGCTAGAGACTAATATTCTACTGTCTCAGCCAGTGATTGACGACATAGGTGATTGTATGGTTGTCCTGATCAACATCGCAGAGCGTAACGGCTTAAGCCTGTTGGATTGTCTCAGTCATGCCTATGAGGACATAAAAGACCGGAAGGGTAAAATGGTCGACGGTGTATTCGTTAAAGAGCGGATAGACGAGAGCCTGCCTCTAAGCGCCACAGGGGACGAATACTTGAGAGGCTTTGGGGTAGGGTCGGGAGAGGCTCCAGAATCCCTTACAAGCTACGAGAAGGGCCTCAGGGCGGGTCTATTACATAGACAAGGAGGCAGGGTATGAGTTGGCTTATATGGGGTCGTCATTTGTCCATAGAATGGCGCACAGGCACAGGGCTCGATCTTGAGTTTGTCGACAGTCGGCCAGTGTATACGCAAAACAGCTTGACGGGGGAAATAGAAACAATGCCCTTTCAAGGGTGGATCTTGCTTTTGCCCTGTGTTATAATTAGCTGCGGCAATGTATACACATTTACAGAGGATGATAGCGAATGAGTAAAATAAAAGAATGGATAGGCTACGACTATAAACCTATTGAGGAAGCAGTACCCTACATGATTCAGGAGCTAGTTGATCATGAGATGTACACTATGACACTAGATGAGGCAAAACAGAGGGTAGAGGACAGCGTGAGGGCCTATTATCACGCTCAAAGCACAGATTTAGTGATACATAAACATAAAAAGGTGTTTAGTCATGAGTAGATGCAAAGCGTGCGACCAGATATTGACGGAATATGAGCTGAAAAAGAGAGACCCTGTAAATGTCAACCTATTTCTTGACCTTTGCGGTGCCTGCTCACAGCATTCTAATGATGCACTGTTTGACGGGTCTGGAAATACTTTAGAATTAGATCCGAATAGTGTTGACAGTCTAGTAAATATGACTTATAATACTTAAGTAAGCCAAAGAAAGTTTTAGAATAATCATTAAAGTTAAACACTAAAGGGTACTTAAGTACCCGCAACCAACCTAAAAGGTAATTGTTATGGCAGTAGTAGAAGGTAAGTTAGCATTTGAGAACCTAGACACCCACGAAATGTATCAGGGTCAGTCCACAGGTAAATATTCAGTAGTTATTAGCCTCGAAGACTCAGCAGCGGATGATTTAGCGTCAAAGGGTGTCAAACTTCGAGAGTACGAAGGCACCAAGCAGCGGAAGTTCAGCACCAAGTATGACGTACCAGTGCTTGACGTAGAGGGTCAACCCTTTATGGGTAGGATTGGCAGAGGTTCAACTGTCAGGCTGTTGTGGGCTGAAGGTCAGCCACACCCAGTTCACGGAACATCCACCTACCTCAACAAGATCAAGGTATTGGAAGTAGCTGAGGCCGAAGCTGGAGAGGACTTTTAATGGCAGTGGAGTCCACATTTGTCCAACATGAGCCATGCCCATCGTGTGGCTCATCTGACAACTTGGCTAGGTACTCCGATGGACACGCCGTCTGTTTCTCAGGCGGCTGTTCACACTACGAGAGAGGCGACGGCACAGTTACAAAGATACACAGCAGACCAGCGAGGTCACTAGAAATGACAGGCGTAGTAGCAGCAATATCCGACAGGCGGATCAATCAGGAAACAGCGCAGCGTTATGGTGTCACAGTTGAATACGGGACGGACGGTACAATATCTAAGCACCACTATCCCTACCACGACAAAGATACTGGAACGATGTCAGGCACCAAGGTGCGGATTGTAGCCAATAAATCATTCTACGCAACAGGGGAGTTCAACAATGCGGGGTTGTTCGGCCAGCAGGCATTCAAGAGTGGCGGTAAGTACATTACGGTCACAGAAGGTGAGGCGGACGCAATGGCTGTCAACGAAATGTTCGACGGCAAATGGCCAGCAGTCAGCATTAGATCCGGTGCAGCCGGAGCAGCCAAAGACATCAAAGCCAACCTCGAATGGCTAGAGACCTTTGATAATGTCGTCATCTGTTTCGACAATGATAAAGCAGGGCAGGAGGCAGCACGTTCAGTACTAGACCTCTTCACCCCCAACAAGGCCAAGAACGTCACGTTGCCTATGAAGGACGCAGGCGACATGTTGAAGGCCCGCAAGGTAGCGGATTTTGTAAAGGAGTGGTGGAATGCTAAAGCTTATCGTCCTGATGGTATTATTGCGGGTAGCGATACTTGGGATTCGATTATTGAGCAGCAAAATGTACGATCTATTCCGTATCCGTGGGAATGCCTCAACGAATACACCCACGGCTTCAGAGAGAAAGAACTCGTCACTATCACCAGCGGCTCAGGCATGGGTAAGTCGCAAATAGTCAGAGAGTTGGAGCATTACCTGTTAGGCGCTACGGAAGATAACATTGGTATCCTAGCACTGGAAGAGGACATCCCCAAGACGGCGCTAGGTATCATGTCAATCGAGGCCAACAAGCAGCTACACCTTGACAAGACAGTATCACAGGACGAGAAGAAAGGTTATTGGGACAGGACGCTAGGCTCAGGGCGTATCTACCTGTTTGACCATTGGGGCAGTACCAGCGAAGACAACCTGCTAGGACGCATCAGGTACATGGCTAAAGGCTTGGACTGCAAGTGGATTATATTAGACCATCTCAGCATTGTAGTATCGGATCAGGATAACGGCGACGAGCGTAAAGCCATCGACAGCATCATGACCAACCTACGCAAGCTGGTGCAGGAGACTGGAGTTGGATTATTCTTGGTGTCACACCTACGCCGACCGTCAGGTCAGAAGGCGCACGAGGATGGCGGTAAGATTAGTTTAGGAGAGCTCAGAGGATCGGCGGCAATCGCGCAACTTAGTGACATTGTTATTGGTTTAGAACGTGACCAGCAGCACCCAGACCCAGAGACACGCAACACAACCTGTGTCCGTGTGTTAAAAAACAGGTTCGTGGGGTTGACAGGGCCTGCCTGTTACCTGTATTATGATAAGGACTCAGGTAGAATGATTGAGACTGCCTGTCCTATATCGGATGACAGTAACGCGGAGTTTTAAATGCGGGAAATAGTATTTGACATTGAGACCAACGGCTTAGACCCTAGCAAGGTGTGGCTAGTATGGGCCTACGAGAGAGACACTAAAGAGTTTGTTCTGTTCTCAGGCGATACAGTCTCTACCTTTAGCCAGTACATAAAAGATATGGGAGATTGCAAAGTAATAGGTCACAACATCATTGCTTTCGACATACCTGTCTGCGAAAGGTTGTTAGGTACTGACTTTAGTAAGTGTGAAGTAGTAGATACATTAGTGATGTCAAGGTTGTCACAGCCCTCAAGAGACGGTGGTCATTCCTTAGAGAGTTGGGGCGAGAAGTTAAACTTCGCCAAAGGAGATTATGATGATTGGCACAATTTTTCTCAAGCTATGGTGGACTATGGTAAGCAAGACGTTGCACTTAATGAACGTGTGTACCAGATACTGCTCAACGAGCTTACTGGTTTTGGAAGCGAATGCCTTGTACTTGAGCATCAAACACAGGCGATTATTGCAAGACAAATTAAACGAGGCTGGACGCTAGATCAAGAGAAAGCCTTTATATTGTTAGCAGAGTTAAAGGAGAAGAAGTATGAGTTGGAAGACAAAGTGCATGAGGTTTTCAAACCGTTACCGACATTTGTCAAACAAGTTACACCCAAGATTAAAAAAGATGGTACGCAATCTGTTGTTGGACTCAAGTTTCTTGGAGACGACTGGGAGAAGGTACAAGGCTCGTTCAGCCGCATAGAGTTCCCCGTGTTCAACTTAGGATCACGACAGCAGATAGGTAGACATTTACAATACTACGGCTGGAAGCCCGACAGTTTCACTGAGAAAGGACAGCCCATCGTTGACGAGGCAGTGCTACGCAAAGTGAAAGGAATACCGGAAGCAGCTTTGATTGGTGAGTACCTGATGATCCAAAAACGTATAGCACAGGTACAGAGCTGGTTAGACGCAGTAGAGGACGACGGTAGAGTACACGGTTATGTAAATTCTAATGGCGCTGTGACGGGCCGTATGACACACTCAAGCCCTAACATGGGACAGGTACCAGCAGTCTACTCGCCTTATGGTCGTGAATGTAGAGATGTCTGGACAGTACCGCAGGGTTACAAGTTAGTAGGTATGGATGCAAGTGGCTTAGAGTTACGCATGCTTGCTCACTATATGGACGACGAAGGATACACGAATGAAATACTCACGGGAGATATTCACACGGCAAACCAGTTGGCTGCGGGCCTTGAAACTAGAGACCAAGCAAAGACTTTCATATACGCTTTCCTTTATGGAGCAGGGGACGCAAAGATCGGAAGTATCGTTGGCGGAACTGCAAAGGATGGTAAACGACTTAAGGAAAAGTTCCTTGCAAATACGCCAGCTCTTGGAAGACTACGAGAACGAGTTGGAGTGGCATCTGGAAGAGGCTATGTTCTTGGACTGGATAGAAGAAGGGTCGCTATACGATCAAGCCACGCGGCGTTAAACAGTTTACTCCAGTCAGCAGGCGCTATCATCATGAAGAAAGCCTTGTGTTTGCTTGACGAATATGCTACAATATGGGGTATAGATTATCATATCATAGGGAACATACACGATGAAATCCAGACAGAGGTCAGAGAAAAGGATGCAGAGGTTTTCGGAAGGCTCGCAACAAGTTGTGTCGAAGCAGCAGGACTTTTTTACAAGCTCAACTGCCCCCTCGCAGGAGACTACAAAGTTGGAAACAGTTGGGCGGACACCCACTAAAGGTAAATACTATAAGGATAATAAATCAGCGGTACAAGCAAGAGATGCCAAAAGAATGTGGGTTAACGGTGTTGAGGTTAAGAAGACACACCCCCTGTACAAAGCAGGCAGATACAAGGGTTTTGAAGATGCAGCCTTTAGTTCCTTAGAGAACTACAAAGACAACCCACAGGGTCAGGTGTACATTATTGCTAACCCTGCATGGAAAGACTGGGTTAAGGTAGGTATGGCAGTGGATGCAATGGATAGAGCAGGTAACTACCAAACGTCCTCACCCTTCAGAGACTACACGTTGTTGTATACCTACGATGTAGACGACAGGAGAGCAGCGGAGTCAGCGGCGCATGTAAGGCTGGCAAAGGAGTGCGACAACATCAATGAGTGGTTTAGGTTACCAGCCGCTATAGCTAACGAAATGATATTGGAAGTGATACATGACTACTGAAAAAACAACGGATAATCTAGTAGACGACATTTATGCACTGATGGAAAGCAAGGATGCTGACCCGTCTGTAGATGTAGAGAAGGAGATAGAGAAGTTCGGAGAGGGTGTCAAAGCTCTAATGCGCACAGAGTTTGGTCGGAAGAAGCGAGAGGATAACCGGAGGCTGCGCCTCAGTAACATCGGCCGCACCGACAAGTATCTCTGGAATCACTTTAACGGCACAGAGAAGGAAGAGATACAGCCACACACCTATGTCAAGTTTATGTATGGTCACTTGATTGAAGAGATGTTAATCTTCTTGACACGGATGGCAGGACACACAGTAACAAATGAACAGAAGGTGTGTAAGGTAAATGGTATTGTAGGTCACATGGATTGCTCTATTGACGGAGTAGTTACGGATGTTAAGTCAGCCAGTAGTTTTGGCTTTAAGAAGTTTAAAGATGGTTCACTGGCGTTTGACGACCCTTTTGGTTACATTGATCAGATCAAAGCATACGCACACGCAGAGGGAGAGACTAAGTTTGGCTGGCTGGCGATGGACAAAGCCAACGGTCACTTGACTTATCTAAAGTATGACCTAGAAGATAAACAGGCGGCAGTTTATGACATACTCAAGGCACCTATTACCGAAAGGATAGAGCATGTAAAAAAGCTAGTAGAGCAGCCAGAACCAAAGGAGTGGTGCACACAACCCGTACCGGACGGCAAATCAGGAAATACAAAGCTCTCTATTGGTTGCTCTTATTGTCAGTTCAAAGACCACTGCTATCCAAATTTAAGAGTCTTCAACTACGCTTACGGGCCAAAGTATTTAGTCAACGTAGTTAATGAGCCACGGGTAAGGGAGATTCTTTTAGATGAAACAGGCTTTTAGGTCAGGACTAGAGAAGAACTTATCAGAGAAGCTAGATGGGCAGTACAAGTTTGAACCGTATGGTCTGCCCTACACTACACACAGGAAGTACCTACCGGACTTCGTACACGAAGACAAGGCAGTGCTGATTGAATGTAAGGGGTTCTTTAGAGTAGGCGACACACAGAAGTATACGGCTATACGAGACTCAATGCCGGAATGGGAGTTAGTGTTTGTTCTCAGCAATCCACACAAGAAGGTAAGGAAGGGTGGTAAGATAACGATGGGTGAGTGGTGTGACAAGCAAGGCTTTAAGCACTACACTATAGATACAGCCAAGGAAATGACCAAGTATATTAAAAGGAAGAAAGTCTAATGGCCTATACATTTGAAGAGTACAGAGAGGCTTTTCTCAGAGACAGTGATGAAGTTCTTATCTTAGAGGTACTTAACATAACAAGTGAAGACTTACTAAACGCTTTTGAAGACCGACTAATTAGATACAGAGAAGAGGAATTAGAAGATGAGCATTAATAACGCAACACCCCAAGACTGGGATAGACTACGCAAGCAGCACCCGCCAGTAGAGGCCCCTAAGCGCACAATAGACGAGTCTTTGATGACGGTTTATCTTGACATGGCAGAAGCCGAAATGAATCCCTTTGACGACGACGAGGAACAAGATGTAGTCAACAACCCTGAGCACTACAACACAGGAAACATTGAGTGTATTGAGGCAATAGAGGAATCCATGTCCAGTGTTGCATTTAAAGGCTACCTCAAGGGCAACTGCATGAAGTACCTGTGGCGCTATGACTACAAAGGTAAGCAGGTAGAAGACCTAGAGAAAGCAGGGTGGTACTTGAATAAGCTAACGGATATGGTGGAGGAGGAGAATAGCTAATGGCTACAGGACAGACACACGGAGGCAAGGGTTCAGCTACACGCCCCACAGACAAGAAGAAGTATGAAGATAACTACGATGCTATCTTTGGTAAGAAGAAGAATAAAGACAAACCTAAATCAAAGGATAAGAAATAATGGAACAGTACCAACAGTTTATACACAAGAGCCGCTACGCACGTTGGATGCAAGAGGAAGGCCGTAGAGAGACATGGGCAGAGACGGTACAGCGTTACGTAGACTTTTGGTC